CTCCACCATCGGTGGAGTCCTCGTGTAACGGCCCTGTTAGGGGACTAATAGGAGTCTTTATACATGAATCACCTCCTCACAGAAACAATCTCACGATCTATCACCGATGACGACATCGTTGTCGCTTATCAGTGGGCCCAAGACTCTCCTGACCTTCAGGTCTGGTATGTCTTTGGTCTGTTCGTAAGACGCGTCGCGTCGCGGGAGCTTCCCGCTACGCCGCAGGCCGTAGAGAGCGCCAAAAGCATTCTCCAAGCCTACGTCGACGATCTGTTTCAGACTATTGGTCTGAAGTGATTCTTCCTTACCGATCTCTCTTATGGATAAATCAGTTTATTCTACTTCGAATTCGTCCGCCACGTACTCAGAAGTGTCTGTCAAGACACCTGGGTACAAGGCTCTCCGCAAGTCCGGCGCTCACCTCCCGGTGAACCCGTACCGCGCGAATCGAACTGAGAGAGTTTACCCTACGAGGCTGACTTACAATGGCTATGTGACCGGGAATCCCGGCTTCCAGAACGCATTGTCGGTCGCTACGAACGGGAGTTTTCAAGCTCTCGGTCGGACCTCGTACACAGAACCCATGTCGAGTCTCATCGCGCGTGCTCAGAACGAAGTTGTTCAGCGCACACGCGAAAAGGATATTGATTTGGGTGTCGCTCTTGGTGAATTCCACGAGACCTGTGAACTGTTCTATACGCATGCTAAGCGCATAGTTCGGATGGTAAACACACTGCGTCACAAGAATGTCCTCGACGCGGTTCAGTCTGCCCTCGGTCACTACGACAAAGGGAATAATACTAAACCGCTTCGGGACCTTCCTAAGACGATTCGAGATCTCTATCTCGAAACAGTGTTCGGCGTCGTGCCTCTAGTGAACGATATGACTGATGCTGCAAAGCACGTCAATCGCCTTAACGGCGTTAAAACTATCGTACACCGTGCCTCGAAGCGTATTAGCTCCGATTTTGACCTGTCGCATTCGACATCTGAAGAGATGTTTCGGGCTTCCGGTCAGACTCGCGTCTCGTCGGTGATTACATATACCGTTGAGAACGCCTTCTTGCACGAACTAGATGAACTGGGTCTTGTCAACCCAATTCAGGTTGCGTATCAGCTTGTTCCATTCTCCTTTGTATTGGACTGGTTTATACCAATCGGCTCTTTCCTATCTGGTGTCGTTCCCCCTCAAGGGATCGCCTTCAGAGATGGATCTACCACTACAACCTTCGATGGGGCATCCAGTCATTCGACTGACATAGCCCCTTTAAAAACCGTTAGTGGTTCTCCTGACTTAGTTCACGATCCTAACCAGGTCGGATACTCGGCGCTTGAGGAGCGTCGGGATATTTACGTTGAAAGGAAAGTCCTTTCCACGTTCCCCGAACCTAAGTTGATCGTCCCCGACCTCTCCCTTTCTTATGGGAAGGTTACCTCTGGGTTGGCTTTATTGTCGACCTTTTTACCTCACCGTTAAGGAGATTGCCTCATGGCAACCGCAGCAAACATCGTCATCAATGACGGACAGACCACTCCTGTGGCCCATACCTTCGCTCCTGCGAAGACTTCGACCGATTTCGCGCTCTTTGAGGACCGCGCAGCAGGTATCTACATCGGCTATAACAAGCTGACGTTTGAACTGCAGCGCCCCTCTGGCCAGTCTCAGATTGCGAACCGCAATTTGAAGCTGCGCCTCAAGGTCGAAACCCCGAAGATGGAAACGGTCAGCAATTCGACGATCTCCGGCATTGCGCCGGCTCCGACGATCGCTTACCGCCCTGTGCTGGAAGTGATTGCAACGCTCCCTGAGCGCTGCTCCCTGCAGGACCGTAAGGACCTGCAAGCATACTTGAAGAACGTGTTTTCGAACGCCGCCGTTACGGCAGCTTTCGAGAATTACGAACTTCCTTACTAATCACCCCCAGCTGGAGGTACCATTATGGGCAGCCAAGATGGTCTCAAGACGCGCATGCGCCTTGATGCATTGCAGTACGCACGGTCTATTATCGCGTGCTTTCCCGGGACGTTCGCTCGCAACTGCGAGCGGGCACTTCGAGACGATCACGCGTCATATGTAGCGTTGAAGGTTGACCCCTCCCGCTACTCGGATCCGCTGTCATTCTTCATCGACTATCAGTCCGCTAAGCTCCTAGCTAAGTACCCCGCCCTTAAAACAGGCGTGGATACTCGAGCAGCTGCCGAGCGTAAATTCATCGATGCTGAACATCAGTGTCTTCTGACGAATCGCAGGATTCAGAGCTGTGTCGACGGTGGCCACGATAGCCGCCGCGTTGCATTTCTTTTTGATATGCAACGTAAAATTTCGACCATACTCGGGCCTGCGCCTCGCTTCGAGGACCTTGACTACGAATTCGGACCGGGCGCGAACGTAAATGTTCGCGTTCAGACTGCGTCTTACAATAAGCTCACTGCGGGCTTACAGTGCACCCACAATATGGTTGGCATCCTTCCGGAATTCTTAGCTGAATTTCCAGGATGGGTCCCTGATCAGGCCACGGTCGAACTCGTACCGTCCAACCAGCTCGGCTTTGTACCCAAAGACTGCAAGACTGATCGCCCTATCTGCATTGAGCCGCTTCTTAACGGCTTGTTGCAGAAGGGTCTCGGTTCTCACCTCCGCAGGCGTTTAAGCCTGTTCGGTGTGAACCTTGACGATCAAGAGATCAATCAGAGGCTCGCTCAAAAGGCGTATTCCTCCGAACTTGCCACTATCGACTTTTCGTCGGCCAGTGACACTGTCTCTTATAGTCTGATCTTGAATCTCCTTCCCATCGACTGGGTAGGGCTTCTTGACTCGTGCCGTTCTCCAAACTTCTCTTACCAGGGAAGTGTATACCCGCTCCAGAAATGGAGCAGTATGGGGAACGCATACACATTCGAGCTAGAGACCTTGGTCTTCTACGCTCTGGCGGTTGTCTCCTGTGAATGGTCGGGGATTCCCTATCAGACACAGGCCAATCTCCATGTGTATGGTGATGATGTTATCATCCCGCGTGCAGCTTTCGACATCTTCTCGGATGTCTCAGAGTGGCTCGGCTTTACTATCAACCTCGAGAAGAGTTTCTCACAAGGAGACTTCTTTGAGAGCTGTGGCGCCGACTATTTTAAGGGTATTAACGTTCGTCCTTTCTTGTTAAAGAGAAAGCTTCACGGATACCAGGAATGTTTTTATGCCATTAACACCGTCCAGCGATTGGCTTCGCAGGTTGCTTCAATTGGTAGACAAAGTGGTCTCACGACCATCTCTTCTCCGATTGTTGCTCGCCTGCTTAGTCTTCATCGCCGGTTGGTTGGTTTGGTTCCAAGGAGGCACCGCCTCTTTGGGCCTGAACATTCAGGTGACGGGCACATCGTCGCGCCCTTAGACATAGCTATGTCTAGCGGCGACGTTCGATGGGACCATAACCTGTGCTTGTGGCGTTGGAAGACGTACACCTTTAGACCATCTCTCATCCGCAAGGATGAGTGGCCTATGAGTTACGCTCTTTACCATGCCAAAGCCCTTGGTGATAACCTGTCGCTTCCCAGCGAGGGGTTTTCCGTACGCGGAAGAGGCGCCCTTTCGGTCGCCCGTGTTCTCAGCCGTGATTGGCTGGATCCATACTTCCCGTGGACTCCGATAGAGTGCCTCGGCTAGCTCTGCTAGTTTAGAAATCTCTTAAACAGAGATGGAGGTGGCTTTTGCCACTTAAATGGGATAATG